TCGCCCGAGGCCGCCCCAGTAGGCGCTCGAGAATCCGACAAGCGAGCATCGTTACCAACGCACGCCGTGGTCGATGCCGTGCCAAATGAAACCGTAAACGTCCGGCTTGCCGTCAGATCGCCGCCACCCGTCAGGCCCGTGCCTGCGGTAAGGACGATGCTATTCGCCGCCTTGGCCGCAAGGTCGGTGGTCAGGTTGGCGACCTGGGACTGCGCGAGTCCAGCGGCTGGAATCGGGTCGCTGCCGGCGCTGCCGTGACTGCTGCCGTGCGAAGTCGGCGTGCGCGCATTAGAGAGGCGCGCATCGTCGCCAACGCACACGGTATCCGTGAGCGTGCCAAACAGCACTTCCACCGACACGTTGCTTGCAAGCGTTCCGCCGCCGGACAACCCAGCTCCAGCAATGATCGAACGGGTGGTCGGGACTTTAGCCGCGAGGTCCGTGGTAAGGTTCAAGACTTGCGACTGCGCCAAACCATCAGCAGGGATCGGATCGCTACCAGCGGACCCGTGCGAGCTACCGTGCGTGGACGGGGTTCGGGCGTTCGACAGGCGGCTATCCGTAGCCTCCACGATCTTGCCCGCCGTAGCCGCTCCGCTAGATGCAAAGTCTGCGGCGATGGTTCCCGACCCCGTGATGGTTCCGCCCGTGAGGCCTGTTCCTGCGGTGACGCTAGTGACGGCTCCCGCAGAAATGACCACGCCCGAGCTGACCACCGAGATGGATACCTGTTCGGGCATTAGACGGACCCCGCGTAGATGTTGACTTGTGCCGAACCGAGCGAGATCAACCGCTTAACCACGCTGCTGGGGAACAGGATGTCAAGGTCATACAGCGCGTTGCCGCACGGGAACGCGCTGGTGATGGCCGAAGGAATCACGATGGTCCCCACGGTCTTTGCACCGTTCAGCGTGATGTAGTTGGCCGTGTTTGCCGTCAGGTAGGCCGCCTCGCCAGCCTGGGCCACGCGGAGCCGCCAATCCGTGGCCGTTGCAAGCGCGGGGTAGGTCGCAGGCCAATCGCTGACCGTTACCTGTGCCTGAAATTCCGCGCCCTGCTCAAAGATGATGTTCCAAGTAGTTGTCATGGTTTATTCACCTCCACCCGTAGTGCATTCTACGACCACAGCGTTCGGCATTGAGAACCAATATTGCGGTCCAAACGGCGGCGATCCGGTCGTGTACGAGGTCGGGAATTGCTCCACCATCATCACGATGGTGTCGTTGGCAATGGCAACCGCTTCAATGGTCGCATTGGTGTAGTCGCTCTGCGCGACTCCTGGCGCAATGAAGTTGCGCGTGTCGCCCGCTCCATAGTTCAGGTTGGCGTTCTCTGCCATGTTGCGGGCCAAAATCGACCCGCTGCGCCCATATGCGCCGATGGCAACGCTCGGCGTTCCGCCTGCGCCAGCGGCCGGATTCGGTTCGACTTCCTCAAACGAGTACCGCCACCGCCAGTTGGTATACAGCTCCGACCCCGTGATCTTGGCAGGGAACACCCGGCACATCGGCGGGGGAACGTCGATGATGGTTGCGCCCACGAGGTTGCGGTACGCCTGGGCGTTTCCCTTGGCCGTCACAAGGTCGGACGGGTTCACCTCCGAAGTACCCTGCAATCCGAACCGCCAATCGTCCTCGCGGGCCTCGCTAATCGTGTACGGGGCAAGCTCGCCGTCGATCTCGGCCATCCGGTAGGACACGTTGCCGATCTGCCCGATGGTCGTGGACGCATCCGTGTACCACGGAATCCACCCAGCCCACACCGTTCTTCCAAACGGGATGACGCTATTCCGGGAGACGTAATCGTCCCGGATCTTGGTGCGGGACAGCAGCGGATTCCATCCGGGCGACGAGGTCAGCTCCGCGCCAGCGGAATCGTTCACCACGATGGACGCATCCGTGAGGTATGCCGATCCGATGTCGTTGGGTGCGCGCACCCAGGTAGGGGTGTCGCCCTGCGTGTCAACCGCCTGCTGGCTGAAGTTGATGTCCGCCGCCGGGGTATTGGCGATGGTGACGTTGTTGAACACCGTACGAGCCTCAACGCTGCGCCGCGGCATGACCACGGAGGCAATGCGCGGGGCGCGCGCCTGGTATCCGGTCGCGTTCCACAGGCTCACCAGCGCATCCGTAGACAGCGCCGCGCCATTGACGGGCTGCATACCCCCGCGCATGGCAGCCTGATAGGTGTTCATTGCAGAGTTGTATTGCGTCTTGAGGGACGTTCTGCTGATGAACCGCGTGGCGCTGCCCGTCGATACAACGATCTGCTGATTGGCCGATGCAATGGCATCAAGCAGGATGGAGAGGCTGACGTTGGGTGATCCGCACAGGTCCGCAAGGCGGCGGATGTATTCCGGGCTTTGCGCGGTGAAGCCCGTGGGCATCGTCAGGTTGTCACCCGATGCCACCGTCCCGATGTCCGTGATGAGATCCGAATAGGTGCGGGTCGAATCAACCCGCCAGCGACCATCGCTTGACCAAGTGGGGGACAGGTTGGTGTTCAGGATGGCGGCGCTGGAGAACTTCCAATACCACCGCTCGTCCACCAGCTCCACCATGACCACGCCGCCCGACTCACGCCAAAAGAACGGCTGCTGCGGACGGGCATACAGGCCCGACAGCACGACCGTCCGTCCGCTTGAGTCCTCGAGGGTAAGGCTGACGGTGGTAGACCCGTACAGGGTCGCAATCTGCGTGGAGGCTACGAGGACGCTTGCCCGCGTGTGCTGCGTCATGCCCACCGGGACATCAACGCGGAACAGATCCTCCTCCGCGATGCCGATCTGCCGCGCCGTGCTTCGCATCTCCTGCGTGGGCAGGAGCGTGGGGATAACGGTCGCGCCTGCGGTGATGTACGCGCTCACGCTCATACGTAGTCCTGGGCCGTGCCGACGTTGTACGCGGCCGCGTTGGTGTTGGCGTTGAACACAGACACGGCGGTGTTCTGCCCGTCCACATCGGTGTTAAACCCGAGCGATGCCGGGGCAATGACCGTCTGCGTGGGCGACCACCATTGCCGGCGACCGGACACGGTGCTGTACCCGTTGCTCGTCGCGCCACCACCGTCATAGGACTTCAGGGTGCGGGTATAGACCCCGATGAACGTGCGCTGGCCGCCCGTATCAACATCGCCGAAGTTGACCTTCCAATCGTCCTTGACCACCACGAAGCCCGCCGGGATCGGTCGGAAGATGCGCTGCGGCGGGGTGTTGACCCCCTTGACCGTGGTGACTTCCTCAAGGACCGTGCTTGCCTTGCCCGCCTGGAACACAAAGTCGGACCCCTGCGTGTAGAGGGTTTGCAGGCGGTGCATCTTGGTATCGGTATAGACGCTCGTCACCGTCTGCGACCGCTCCACGCCAGCGGGCTGATTGGCCGCGTTGTTGGTCATGCGCGGCAGCGTGGCGAACGGACCTTGGTTCATGGCCGCATTGGCCGCGTCAAAGTTCGTATCTGGGGCCACCATTGAGGTGGTCGGAGTGCCAGGGCTGCAATAGTCCGTGATGGCGGTGATGACCGCCGCCACGGGAAGGCTGCTAGCCACGCCCTGATTCTTGGCCGACAGCTCGTTGTTGTACCAATGCGGGATGGACGCAATGCCCTTGTATCCGCCGTAGGCATCCGGGTATTCGGGACAGGTCCGCGTGACCGTGAAGAATTGACCGATCAGGTTGGCAAGCGGGACAGGCGGAAGCGTGGTAGATGGGGTTTGATCGCCAGCAAAGGCGTAGCACCGCGCCTGGATCTCCACGCGCACCTTGGACCGCGTCATCATGTCCTGCTCGGAGAACACGATGCGGTCAAGCTGCGACGAGCGGAACGGGATGCGGGTTTGCGCCAGCACCACCGCTGCCCACATCATGTGGCGCACATCGCCATTCACCGGACCCTCGAGGTCACAGTTGAACCGCAGCGTGGCAAAGGTCAGGTCGGTACGGGAACGCTCGTAGGTGAATTCGCAGTTACCCGTCAGCGCGCTGTCCGGGAGCTTGATGCGCGCCTGGGTGTCAACAATGGTGTAGATGAGCGAGTTGCCGCTTTCGTTGTAGGCAAACGTCTGCGACTCACGCCGCCAAATGCTGTCATCCGGCGGACGGGTCGGCAGGATGGCCTTACGGAACAGGTCGGCCCAAGGCGCTTTGCCGTTGACTTGGGCAGCGGTGTTGTCCTCGGCGTAGGTCGTGTCCGCGTTCGTGTTCGACAGGTCAACAACAATGCTGCCCGTGACCGTGCGCGTCATGTGGCCCGCGGCATCAAGAGTGAACGACTGCACCCAGCGATGGGACACAATCGGGCAATCGTCCTCCTCGGCCATCGCATGGCCCACGATGGTGAACGTGACCATCGCCGCCTGCCGGCCGCTGATTTCCGTGACCGTCATGGACATCAAAGGACCACGCAGCGCATCCGGCCCGGAGGACTCGTAGACCGCTTCGGTTGCGCCGTCTGCCGTCACCCAAATCTTCACCTCATCGACACGCCCAGGCTCCTTCTTGGTGAGGTTGGCAAGCGTGGTGTAGGTCGAAGTGCCGTAGGACACCAGCGCGGACCCGGAGATGGTGGTCTCGTAGCGGATCTGCGTGTAGCCGTCCTCCGCGTAGATTGCCCGCGCATCCCACGAGGTGATGTTGGCATACGGAAGCGTGAACGTGTCATCGCCCAGCTTGAACGCCACCCATGTATTGCCGTTGGTAGACATCAGAAGCCCTTCATTCCCATGAGTTTCAGATCCGCAAGGAACGGCTGATTGATCGCGCCGTAGTCAATCTTGGGGTCCGGGGTCTTGCGGTTCAGGGCGCGAAGGTCGCGTGCCATCTCCCTGAACGTGGCAACAATGCCGCCCGCAGGATTCATAAAATCAAAGAGCGCTTGTCCCTGCTCTCCATAATTGTATCCAACAGCCATACGCGCAAGGGAACTTGATGTACCGCCGTAGGAGGAAAGCTGAACCATCACCGCAACGGCCTCCGCTGCCTTTGCCATTGCCTCCGTGATTTTCGGCAAATACTCTTTTAGGTTGTCGAGAACGTCGGCAACGTACTTGGTGATTGGGCGAAGAAAGATTGCGCCCATGCCAGCGAACGCAGATCGGATTTCCACGAACGCACGCTCAATTCGGCCCACCTCGAGCATCTGTGCGCCGATGGCCCCGCCGTACTGAAGTCCCATGCGGAAGCGCGTGTTGACCATCGCAATCTGATTCTGCATCTCGGCAAGCTGAATGCCGGGGCTGTAGTCGCGGAGGTCGCTTGCCACCTCAAGCACAAAGCGATTCAGGGCGAGGAGCGCCTTGCCGACTTCGTTTACCACCTTGGTCATCACCGCAAACACACCAGCCACCGCCGTGAACGCCGTAGATGCAAACGATGCGGCCGATGCCATCGCTCCAATATCTTCGGCGGCTTCCGCCATGCCACCTCCACCGTCATCCATATCGCCAACGCCGCTGATGCCTTCGGTTTGGCCGCCGCCCTGCTCGTTGATGTCGATGACGATGCGTCCAAGGTCTTGCATGGTTACAGTCCGTTCTCAAAGGCGCACACGAAGGTCTCCGTGCCGCGCATCCAACCAACCAAGTCCTCGGCCGGCTCAACCTGACCGCCGTTGCGCCAGGTCAGCGCGATGGTGAGGATGCCGTTGAGGTCGTTCTGATTGAGCAGCACCCGCAGCCCGTCGATGAATTGCTCGATGCCATTGGAACCGGAGATGCGCTCCGTGGCCCGGTTGACCGGGTCAAGGAGGCCGCGCCACCACACCACGATGTCGATCTTGGCCTCCTGCAAGCCAACGCCGGACCGCCAATGCAGCGCGGTGTCGCCGCCTGGGATGACCTGTACCGCGTACTGCGCGATGGTCTCATCACTCGGCCGCTCCGACAGGTACACGGCGCTGCCGTAGCCCTCGGTCACCATCCAGTTGGCAATCTCGGTCAGGAGCGCGTTCCACACCGCTGCATTCTGCGTAGCCATCAGCCCACCGCCTTCTGATGCTCAAGGTTCATGCGGATACGGAAGGCGAGGTCGGCATCCCCGGTAGCAAGCGCCACCGTCTGCTGCGCCACCTCTGCCGATCCCAACGCCATAGCAATGGCCCGTGCCTGAACGATGCTCTGCCGCGCCTCAATCATAGGAATGTTCTGCGCGAGGCCCATAGCAGTCTCCGGGTCAAAGTCGGTGGGAGGCCGCCCATAGGTCGCCAAGAACACGGCGGCCTCCCGTGTCAGTTTCCCGCGTTCTGTACCGCCTTGCCCAACCGGGCAAAGACCGCAAACAGCACCTCGTCGGCCGCCTGCTGGGCCACCTCGGGGGTGCGTGCCACGGCTCGGATCGCGTTGGCGATGTCGGCCACGGTCGGCTGTTCGCCGCCGGCAATGCTGCGCTTCTGCACAGAGGCCACCAGCTCGTTCCATTGGATCACGAGCGCGCCCGTGGGGATGGTGACGCGGAACAGCATCGGGTCGTTGTCTTCGTTCAGGTCGATCATGTGGATGCCGAGGTAGCAAGGACGTTGGTGGTCGGATCGGGGATAGCCTTGAAAGTCAAGCCCAGGCGCTGCTCTACGTTGCCGAAGTTGCTGTGGTTGATCGCGTCACCCATCAGCAGGCAAGTGGAGAACGTGTACGAGGTCTTGCCCGCCGTCAGCGGCAGGATCTTCACCCCAAACGTGCCGCTGCCGTTGATGAGCAGGCGACCGACCGTGGTGGTGTATTCCGCGCCGCGCTCCCGCACGGCAAGGGCCGTCAGGTACGCAGCGTCCCACTTGACCAAAGTGCAGGAAATGACCGCCGTGGTGTTCTGAAGCACCAGTTCCGCGGGAGCCGCGCCGGAGGCCACGGTCTTGATCTCGTGGACGTTGTCGGTGTAGGTGATCTGCGGGAGGCTGTCGTTGTCGGTATACCCGAGGTCAACGTAGCCAGCTCCCAGGTTCACCTGGATCTTGGTTGGGCCTGCGACGAAAATTGCGGTAGCCATCAGCTTCTTCCTTTCAGGATTCGGGCGAGGCCTAGTCTAATCGACTTTCCGATCTCTCCCCATTCATCGTTGGTCGGAATCATAAACGGACGCTTGGGGACGGTCACGCCCTGCCAAGCCATCACGAAGTCCTTGCCGCGCACCAATCCCTCCTTGGTCGGGTTGCGGCCAGTAGCGTGCGACCGCTTGCCCTTGCGCGTTAGCGGAATGTAGTTGGGGCCGCTGGTCTCAAATCCAAGCTCGTGGAAGATGGCGTGCAGCGGGCCGTAGAGGATGATCGAAACGCCGTTGCCGCCCGTCTGTCCCTTGGCGTTGACTTCCCGCATCATCTGCCCGGTGTCGCGCAGGGGCTTCCCGCCAGCGCGGTAGGACTCGCCCGTCACGAGGTACTCCGTGACCGAAGTGGGCTTCGCCACGGTCTTGCCGTTCTTCATCTTGCGCTGCCGCACCACGACCACCGTTCGCGTGGCCTTGATGGCCGCGGAGTCCTTCGGCTTGGTCGTGGTCCAGTATTCGCCCTTCACCGCTGCCAAGGGCTGCAAGGCCGTTTCCCCGCCGCTCTCGTCCCGGCCACGGCTCGTTGCAATGTGCTGCTTCGCGTAGCGGCCTACGAGGGTGGCAATGCCGTTGACCACCGCAGGGTCGCGCAGCGCCTTGGCAACGCGCTTGCCCCAATCGGATGCCATTAGCCGCCTCGGTAGATGCTGGTGGCGCGAGGACGGAAGAACGCGCTGCTGCTCATGTTGTTGTACCAGGCGAGGTTGTTGATCGGCACAACGGCTACCTCACCCACGCCGGCATCGGCGGCCTTGGCAACCGCTCCGAAGATCATCTTGCCGTCCCGCAGCGCCTCGAGCATGGCGCGGGCCTGGGTCACCCGCGCTTCCACGGCCGGGGTGATCTTCATGGCGCGGCGCTGGAACAGCATCTCGGTCGCCAGGTCAACCGTCAGCATCACGAGGAGGCCATCACTAGCGGCCGCCAGCGTGTTCAGGTCGGTGTCCGTGTAGATGTTCCCCACGCGGGCGTACGCCTGCACCACGCTACTGGCGCGTTGCAGGATGGTGTCCACGAGGCAGTTCGCGCCGGGGTTGTTGCTGCCCGTATCGCTTGAGAGCTGCGCGATGATGTTGGCATCAAGCGATGACTCAAGTTCCGCATAGCCGGCGTACTGTGGCATGGTGTCCCCTTATGCGAACACGGGGGGGCAGGAATCGAAACTCCTGCCCCCCCATGACTGTGGCTAGCAAACGTCAGCTCGTGACATCAGCAACCAGCACGCCGGACACCGGGGCAACCAGTTCCGAGGTGCTGTTGTCGATCACGCGGCCTTCGATGCGACGATCACGCGGATCATCCCAGTTCTCAACCGTCATGTCTTCAAAGGCGAAGATCTGACAGGTGGAGAACGAGGTGGAGCCTTCCACGCCCACCAGGCCACCCGGACGGCTCACGAACACGGCCGAGTTGCCGTAGACGAAGGAGCGGGTGGTGCTGGCAGCACCCTTGCGGGTGGTGACCTTCACGCTGTCATCGACCACGACCTGCACGCCGAACAGGTTCGGCGGGAGGCCGTACTTGGCGAACGTGTCAGCGCCCTGGAGGAAGGGCAGAGCGGCCGGGTAGTTCTTGACGTAGTTCCGAACTTCTTCGGTCTGCGACAGCAGATTGGCAACCGTGGGCGAGATAACGAGCATGATGTCGGTCTCACCACGCACCGCGCCGCCCGTGGCGAGCGAGATGCGCTGGAGAGCCGTCTGAATGCCCTTCTGAATCACGTTGGTGCTGGAGGTGGTCCATGCACCGCCCGAGATCGCCGTTCCGGTCGCGTAGTAGTTGCCCACGTTGGTGAACGCGGTAACCGCCGCGCTGCCCGTCAGGGCGGTCGCGGTACGCATGGAGCGAGCCGTCATGGCGAGCTGCGCCTTCGCACGAGCGTGCTGGGCAACAACGTCCCACGCGGCCTGCTTCACGGTCTCGTTCGGGATGTAGAACGGGTAGGCGTAGCGGGCAGCGGTGAACGACACGAAGTCGTGCTGGTTCATCTTGCCGACCGGGCGGTCGTTGCCCAGGGGCCAAGCGAACTCGTTCACATCAGTCACGCGGACGTTGTCGTCCGAGTCAAGACGGAGGTAGTAGCCCGTCATCTGCTGGGTGGGAACGATCTGCGCGTACTTCGTGATGGGAAAGGTGTTCACCGCACGGGTGAATTCAACCTGGAGAGCGCCCGTTGCGAGGGCATTGGTGGAGGGGACGAACGTATTCAGTCCGCCACCGACGGTCACATAACTCATGGTAAGACCTCCTTAAGGTCAGGGAATCAGAGCGCCTTGGTGGCGGGAAGACGGTAAGCCCAAAAGATGGTGTCCACGGCTGCGGCTTCAAGAGCCACAAACAGGGGAACATCGCCCGACACAGCCGTGCCAAGCGCCGCACCAGCGGTCGTTGCCTTGAGAGCCTGACCAGCGGTGATGGCCGTGGAGCCGTTGCACTTGAGCTGCACGCAGTTGGACGGCTGGAGGCTGATCGGGTCGCCCGAAGCCGCGTGGAGCGCGGAGTCGAAACGCTTGGTCGAACCGTCAGCAACGCCGACAACGTAGTCAGCAGCAGCGGTGGAAGCAAGGCCCGTGAATGCCGTGGTGGACATCTTCACGATGGCGTAGGGGTTGATGTCGCCGCCTGCGATGAGATTGGGGGAGAACTGAAGCATTTCTGTAGTGTCCTTCTGCGATTAACGCTTGATGCGGGAGTTGATGGCCTTGGCGAACTCTTCCGGCTTGCCGGCGAATTCCTTGACCAACGAGGAGATGTCGCCACCGCTGACGGTCTTCGGCATGGCCGCACGGCTCATGTCGATCTTCGCACCGATGGGATCACGGGAGAACAGGGAGCGCCACGACTCAAGCAGGGCAACCGGATCGCGGCTGGCCTGGAGCTGGGTCATGAGGTTGTCGCGCTGCGACTCGGGGATGCGGTAGCCGTCCTGCTCGAGGATGTCGATCTCGCGGGAGAACTTCTCGCGGCGGATCTCGGCCTCAAGGCGCTCCATGCGGGACTTCAGGCGGGCGTTCTCCGAACGCAGCGAGTAGGTCGAACGGGCAGCGACCACGGGCATGGCCTCTTCTTCTTCCTCTTCCTCGGGAGCCTCAACGTCATGGCTGCCGATGTCGATGTGAACGCCTTCGTCGCCTTCATTGGCCTGGAATTCCATGTCTTCCATGGTCTCGGCGGACATCTCGTCCTTCTCGTCCTCGGACTCGTCCTCACCGAACTTCTTCTTCATCATGTCAGCGAGTTCGCCGATGGCGCACTTCATCGCCTCAAGCTCTTCGCGGTAATCGTTGGATGCCATTGAGGCTTCCTCCTTGGTGGTCGCCGGGACAAAGGTGTTGAGTCCGCCTCCGACCCCGGCGAGGTCGAAGTTTGACTTGGAACAAGTGATCTTCTTTCCCTCGCGGGCGAAGTGGGTATCGGGCAACGGCCGGCGCGGGGTTTCGCGGCCCAGCAGGGCCACTTCCGACAGGTGGTTCGATTCAGCCCAAATCTCTGCCGACCGACGCGGGAATGCGTTGGTTGCAATGAGGCTGTCGAAGATGGGCTTGTTCACCTCCATGTCTCCCACAATGTAACCGATGCCATTGCGTTCTTCGTAATTGATCGAAGGAATTCTGCCCACGGCGCTCTTCGGCTCGTCCCCGTTCTTCTCGTGCATGACCACGACCTGGGGGAAGGAGCCACGCGCCATGTGGGCGCGGGTGGCGCGGACGATGGACTTCAGGCGCTCGTTGTTGAACCGCTTCAGCTCCGGGTCGGCCTCGCCATCGTCAATGGCCGGGTCGAACGCCATAAACAACTCCACGCGCTCAATCTTGATCTTCTCGCCGTCATCCTTCACGCTGTGCGATGCCTTGCTATTCACGGTCTTGTCCTCCTTGCGGTCAAGTTCCTTGCTCTTGCGGTCGGCCCACGCCTTGCCAGCATCGCCCCCCCACAGAAGCCACGCGATATACCCGGCCGAATCCTTGCCCCAGCCCTCGCCCTTCTTGTCCACCTCGTGGCGGGCGAAGTAGGAGTGCATCCGGCGCACCGTATCCGGGGACAGGTTCTTGCGGTTCTTGATGTCCCGCGCTCGAGCCACGCCTACCTCCGTGCCACCGCGGCCGTGCTTCTCGCGCAGCGCCAGCCCACGCTCGGCGTTGGCGGCCATCTCTTCGGTTGGCTTGAGGTCGATTTCCATTAGATGAACACCCGGTACGGGACGGACGGCTCGGGCGTAAAGGTCGGCAGAGCCTCCACCTGTTCCTCGGTCAGCTCAATGGTCGCCCGGATGTTCGCGTGGTAGCGGGGGTCGCCAGGGCGCACGATCACGCCTTCCTCGTCCACGACCGCCGGGATCGGCCCGATGCGGTCGACATAGCAGCCGGGGACGGGCATGAGCGCGATCTCGCCCTCGCCCTGATCGACCTCGACCAGCAGTCCTGCGGCTTCCAGCGCATCGTCCATCTGCGCCTCGGTGTCGGTGCGGAGCATGTAGTCGGTCATAGGGTGGTCAGGGAGTTAAGGGTTGCTTGCGGGAGAGCCGTGGGCCAGAACTTGAATGACTGAAAATGCTGTCTGCCGGTCAAACCGCCGAAAGGACTTCCCGCATCATTTCCAAAGCCGATAATGGTTTGGTTGAATGATGTGATTGCTTGCGTATTGCTATTTGCAGTCGCGCCATTGCTGGAAACCAGTTGCGATCCGTTCGTTACGCTGATCGCAAACTTTCGCGCAACGCCATAGGTCAACGAGTTGGGGCCGAACGACTCGGTGGCAGTCGTGCCATTACTTGTGCGATGAGCCGTGTTGTATGTGCCGTCGTTGTAATAGTACGAACGCGATCCCGAATCGCTTGGCCCTCTGATGCAGACCATTGGAGGGAATGAACCAGACTGACGGCTCTGCGGACTGCACGACCACAACATCGAATAGCCAGTCGTGATGCCAGTAAACCACGACGAGAAGTTTGTCCCGGTCATGCTGCACTCGTCCGCATTCCTCGTCCCCGTGCTTGCCCCGGTCGGGATGTATGACGATGCGCCGGAGCCAGCTTCTATTTGGCATCCATAAACAAGAACATCGGCGGTCTCATCGTTGCCGATGATGTTGTCCCAAAGCATGATTTGCGCGTTTGCGTCTGTACCAGACAGCGTGTAGGTGTATTGAAAACGCTTCCATGTCGTAGTAACGACGCAGTTAAATCCGGCAGGATCGGCACCGATGCGAAGTCCAACATTCTGCGTAGCCGCACCACCGCTCGCGGTGTTTGCCTTCATCCACACCGACATGGTGTACGGTTGTGACGCGGAACCTACTGCCGAATTCCTAATGCGACTAAATGTGCCGCCCGTCTTGTTGAAGGTAATACGAGTAACCGTTGATGCACCATCCGGGCCAGTCTGCGAAACAGTAGAGACTGCTGGATTTGCCGCGCCGCTGTTGTCAAGCAACCAAACCGCATTGGAAAAATCGTTGCTATATGTCAGCAGGCTGCTTGCACTCCCCTCAATCAGCAGCCCACGAGGCGTGGGTGGCGTAGTGGTGGGGTCGTAGTCGAAGCGGGGGGTGTTGATTGCCGCGCTGGTGACGTAGCCGCTGCTGTTGATGTACGTTCCGGTAGTGCTGCGCGTGAACGTCAGGCGCGAGTCAAGGACACCCGTGGTGAAATCAAGCGACAGCGTGGAACCATCGCCGGCACGAGTCATCAGCTTGCTCGCAACGGACGAGCCGCTGATCCGTGACATCCTTGGGCGGTTGGCGCGGTTCATCAGAGGGTGGACCAGAACGCGCCCATGTCGGGCGTGCCGCTGGACTTGAACTGGGCGGTGACGTACTGCGCGCCCGCCAGGTCGATCATGGCGTAGGCAGGTTCCACGTTGGCCGTTGCGGCCGTGGCCGGGGAATACAGGTTGCCTGACGGGGTTCCCGCGACCTGCGTGATGCCGCTGAAGGTACGGTGATTGGCCGTCCCGTCGATGGTGTAGTTCGGGACCGTGCCGCTCGTAAAGGTCAGCGTCAAATCAGCCACAACGGTCGGAACGTACCAAAAGGAAGAAACATTCGACCGCGTGTAGGTCAGCCCGGTCGGAGTACCAGCGGTCGTTGTGATCGCCGTACCACCTGAGGTTGCCGAGAGCTGGAACGTGCTTGATCCGTTCGTGGCGATGATGTAGTAAGTGGTCGGGTTTGAATACGCCGGAAGGGTGATTGATCCAGTACCGCCAAATGTTCCGGCAATGGTCAGCGCCTGCCCGACCGCCAGGGTTGGGTTGGCATTACAGGTAAAGTTGCCGGCTGTATCCGCAATGGTCACGCCCGTGAGCGTGCCGCTGGTGTCCAGGTACTTGCGCCAACCAAGGAGCCGCATACCGATGGCGGTCTGCGCGGTGGTTGCCGACACCATGAACGGCATGACGTAGAGCAGCGAGGGGTTCTGCCCGTTGACCGATGCCGAGGTGTAGTCGAACAGCAGCCCGGTGGTGGGCGGGGTCTGAACGAGGGTCGCCCCGCCAGCGGTGTAGGTGGCCGGAACGGACGCGGCCGTCACCTTGCGGAAGTTGTTCTGTGCGGTGGTGATGTCCATATCAGAGTTCTCCTCGGCGCTTCATGTCGAGCGCAATGGCAACCGCCTGGTCCTGCGGCTTGCCTTCCTTGATGAGTGTGCGGATCTTGTCGCTGACGGCCTTGTCGGCCTTCTCCATAAGCTTGAGGCCGGCCTTGTCCTGCTCGGTATCATCGATCTCGGGCTTGGCGGCGGTGGCCTTCGCGCCGGGGCGGGAAGCGGTAATACGCGCCGAATTCATCTTTTGTACTTCCGATGCCTTGCGCTTGATCGCGTCAAACTTTGCAGCCAAGATTGCAGTCTTGCGAACTATGTCTTGACTCTTGTCTGCATCTGCCTTCATGTCGTCAAAAGACTGTCCGTATTCCATACCAAGACCGCTTGCGTCCATAGAAACGTTGTCCATGTCACGCAGAAGCGAATTGAGTTCTTTGATCAACGCAGCAAACTGATTTGCCTTGTCATTCTTCTTTTGCTTCTTTGCAGCAGACTGCTTGTCTTTGAGATTCCACTCAAAGTCGCTTGCGAGACCTTGAAGGCGTTCGGCCGCCTTGAATGCTTTGCTGATCTGCTTCTTGTATTCCGTATAAAGTTGACGGCTCTGTGAAACAAATTCGGTCTTTTCACCCAGGCGCGAGAACGTTCCCGACTTTTCCACCTTTTGTGCGTTGCGGCGAATCATGTCCGCCTTTTGGTTCAATGGCACAAGCTTGCGAAGTAGGTCTTGAGCCTTGGCTACTTCTGCGCGCAGCTCTTCAGTCGTCTTGATTCGTCCCTTGTATTGACCAAGTTGACTCGCCTCAACGGCAAGATCGTTGATTTTATCTGCCAACCAATAGGCTTCAACCTTCAAAGCCTTGAATTGGTTTCCCTTTTCATTCTTCCGGTTGTCGTCTGCGGCATACCGAAGGATTTTTTCAAGATTCTGACAAGCATCCCACGACTTGATAATCTTGCTCAATGCGTTGCTGATTTGAGTGTTCAATGCCCTATCAGCATCGCTCATCTGTGAGGCGAACACAGTCTTCGCTTGAGACCGAGAGAACGGGGTCTTCATGGAAGACTGCACGAACACACGCGCAGCCACCGCGGCCTTGAGGCCAGCAATGAGCCGCTGGATATCGGCCGTGGAGTTCATCTTGGCAATCATGCTGCTCGTCACCTTGACGTAATTGTCAAGCTGCTTGAACCGAGCATCGTTCAGATCGGCCATGTAGTCGTAGTTGCTCTTGGCATCCTCCGCGGCCTTCTTCGCGGCGTTCAGGCCGGAGGCATACTGCGGCGTGGTGGGATCAACGGGCTTTGCCGTGGCGGCACTCAAACCGCGGCTGATGCGATCCAGGATGCCCATCTTCGCCTTTGCGCCAGGTCGCGCAAACACCCCGAGCCGCTGTTCGATTTCGTTGCGATTGTTGCTCATACCTTCCATCGTAGCGTCCTCCTATGCGATTTATGCATTCACAAATCCGGGATCGGGAATCTGCCGCGTGTCGATGAGCTGCTGGCGCTTCCCGTTGTGCCGCTTCAGCGCGGCGTAGTTCACGTTGCCATTCACATCCGTCCACCCGCGCTCGAGGGCGCGAGCCGCCGGCACGGGTATCAGCGCGCAGCGGCAATTACTCACGATCAAACCGTCAGCGAGTAGAATGCCGCTGCTGCTTCGGAAGTCATACACATGCCCCTCCCACTTAGAAACAACATCGACATCGACAACATCGTCAAGCGTTACCGTGCCGGCGAAAGCACCAACCAAATCGCCAAATCGCTCGGCGTATCTCGTGGTGCGATTGATCGCCGACTCCTCAAGCGAGGCATCAAGCTCCGCACGCAGGGGGAGGCCGAAACGCTCAAATGGAGCGGAATCAAGCAAGATCCGGCTGCCGTCAAACGGCAATGCGGGGCGGCTTGGGCTGCCGTTCGTGGCCGAAAGCGAAGCATGAACGAATTGATCCGATGCGCCAAATCCAAGGCTCGGCTGACCAGCCCCGACGAGCTGCCGCTCTTGGAGGCTATTCGCGCCCTGGGCGTTGAACACATCGAACACCAGTACGCGGTCGGTCCTTACAACGTCGATTTCGCCATGCGCGCTCATGGCATCGCCATCGAACATATGGCCGTTGGCCTTCGCGCTGACAGTCGTACGGGTTACAGCCTTCGCCGCGAGCGCGTTGAATATCTGCAAGGCCGTGGGCTGCAAGTAGTTGCCCTGGTTGTATCCAAGTCCTTCCGCCGCGTTCACGGGCTTGACGCTGCGGCGCAGCATCTTGTCGCCAACCTTGACAGCGTGGGCCGGAATCCATCCCCGGTCGGTCAGTATTGGGTGATTGGCTGTCGCTGCGATAGTGCCACCCGACCGCGTATTGAGGTGTACCAGCGCACCGCAATATGACGTACGGAAGCCCATGTCCACGGCCCCCTCAACAGGTTGCCAAGACGGGAAACAGTTGAATCCGCACGGCGGTGCGATCCCCTGGCGGTCGAACATCTCCATCGTGCCGATGTAGCCGTCCAAGCCCTGATGCGTGGGCCGCGTCCGGTTGTCCCCGGTCGCGCTGTATTCCACCAGCGGCACGAACGCCTGCACCTTCGGTTCGCGCAGGGTCTCCGCAAGCCCTTCCGTGGCCGCCCGGTTGGTGTTCGTGCGTAGCACGGTCTCAAGCCGCGCCGTGGTCAGGTGCGTACCCGTGACCATCTGCGTGGTGGTCACGAAGTCCCCGAGGTTCATCTTGCGTATCCACTTGCCCACCACGGACTTGCCGGGTTTCTCTTCGATGACGCGGGCAATCAGCTCCTGCGTCTGCCGCGTCTGCTTGGGGTTCATGGCGGTCACAAAGAACGTGCCGTCCGTGATCCGCTTGGCCGTGGAGATTTGCCCACCCTGGGGGTTGACCGTGATGCCGCGCAGGAGCGAATCAAGCACCGGGTTACGGGCGCGCATATCGGGCAGGGCGTTGTCGCGCTCGTGGTCGGCCACCTCGCCGCCGCTGCGCTGGGCGGCCTCAATCAGCACATCCCAATCCGTGCGCGAGATCGGCACGCGGGTGCGAAACCAGTTGGCAATAGGCGCGAGGAAGTCAAGACCAAAGCCCTCTAGCGAAATGCCCGTTTCAAGGCGGTCAAAGGTCAGGGCCGTGTTGTCCTTGAGCATCCCCGCCACGGCCTCGTCCGGGATCTTGGCCTTGTCGATGGCTTGCCGTGCGCCGAAAAGCCACGAGGCCATTAGGAGGGCCGACGTTGCCTCGTGGAACGTCCGCCAATGCTCCGCGCCCGTTTCCCCCAGTACCTGGGCTGCGATGCCCTTGCGGTACGCCTGCTGCGCCTCCTTGAGGACGCTGCGGAGGTGCTTGTCTAGCGCGGCGCGGTTCATGCCTTGCGCTTG